CCCAGGGATTAACGTTTACCGATACCATACAGCATTTGGATGATAATAGAAATCCAATATCCCTTGTTGGTTCAGTAATTTACGGACAAATCCAAAGATCTACTGGTGGCAATGTCATTGTTGCATTTACGTCAACTATTACTGATATAGGTAATAGCGTAATTCAATATGGATTGACTTCTGGGGTAACTGCAAATATTGATATGGGAAGATATTTATATTACATAAATTCCATTAATGGTTCAAATGTAGATAGAGTATCGGACGGTATTGTAACAGTAAATCCAGGTGCAGTTCCAGGATCAATAAGTATACAACCAGAAACACCTGCAGCATTTAATCCAATATTTTTATATGTAGGCGCAACAGGAGTTGGATTAACTGGTGCTACAGGTCTTCGAGGTGCAACAGGTTCACAAGGATCAACAGGTTTAACAGGTAATGTCGGTGCTACGGGCAGCGTTGGTGCTACAGGATCGCAAGGTGTTGCCGGTCTAACAGGCGCAACAGGTGTTCGAGGAGTTGCAGGACCTATAGGATTTACGGGTGAAACAGGCGGCATAGGTGCAACAGGTCTAACAGGTGCTACAGGGTTAGGCGCAACGGGTGCTACCGGGACACAAGGCGCAACAGGTGTTCGAGGCGCTACAGGATTAACTGGTGCTACAGGTCTTCGAGGTGCAACAGGAGCCACTGGAACACAGGGTGCAACAGGTTCACAAGGCGTTACTGGATTAACCGGAGATGCGGGCAAAACTGGAGCAACAGGGCTTCGAGGATTTGTAGGTTTAATAGGTGCCACAGGATTGACAGGTGCCACTGGTGCAGATGGATATGTTGGTATCCCACAAAACATACAAAATGGAAACTATACATTACGTTTATCGGATTCAGGAAAATTTATTCATAGTTGGGATGCAAATGCAGCATTTACTCAAGTAATAACAATACCTCCACAAGCAAATGTGCCATTTGCTATAGGAACAGCAATAAGTATTGTGGTTCAGGGCTCAGCAAATATTCAGGTAAGACACCCCGGTGTAACTTTATATTTAGCAGGAACTTCTGCTAATCCAAGATCTAATGCAAATATTTCATCGTGGGGAGTTGCTTCACTGTTAAAAGTTGATACTAATGCATGGTGGATTAGCGGTGTTGGAGTAAGTTAATGGCTGGAATAGTTCATGCCTTTATATCCGCCGTTGCACAACAAGGCAAACGTGTAATACAGTTGTTTATTAACAGCCCGGCAACTGAAGTATATGGATACTTTGATGGTCAATTAAGAACCGGATCCTCTTTGCCTGCGGCATATCAACCAAAAGGATTAACAAGAATTAAAGTTGGAACAAATACAATAGATCCATTAATAAACATAGGTTCTAATAGTTCTAGAAGAGGTTGGGAAGGTGAAATAGGAGATATACGAATAACCAAAGGCGTTAGAACGGACTTTGCAGTAACACCTAGCTCACAAGCTCAATTAAGTATAGAAACTGGAAACACTGTTGCATTATTTAGAATAGCAAATGTAAATGGAACTTTGATGTGGGGCGATGTTATGAGTAATACATATGTATCTCTTGCACCCGCAAATGTTTTTTCTGTATCAACCTATTCCACATTATTTGGTGGAAATCCTGTTTTAAAAGTTAAAAATATTAATACTGATTATAGTGTGGGACCATTTCACGATGGTTTAGTAAATACAACAACTAGTAATGTTTGGTGTACCTGGCCAATTACTATAGACTATTGGGCAAGAACTACTAGTAATTTGCAATCTAGACCATTTCAATTTGATAATCAGGATCCGTCTGACCCAAGTGGATTGTTTTGGCAACATGCTGCACTCGATGCAACTAGGACACCGGCTGAGGCAACTTGGTTGTATACAGGAACAGGTATCTATCATGTAAGCCAACTCTACTTCCCACAACCAAATGTGTGGACTAAATTTGCAATAATACTAAAATAAAAAAAAGGATAATGTATGGCAATCGTAACATCTAGAGAAGGCCTAAAAGATTATTGCTTGCGGAATTTAGGCGCACCTGTCATAGAAATAAATGTGGATGATGCACAAGTTGAAGATAGGATAGATGACGCTTTTCAATTCTACAGAGAATATCATTATGATGCTGTAGAAATGGTTTATTTAAAGCATCAAATGACGGCACAAGATTTAACCAATCAATATATTGAAGTGCCTGATACTGTTGTAGGCGTCCAAAGAATATTACCGTTCTCAAATAAATCTGACGGAACAAACATATTTAGTATTAGATACCAAATTTTAATAAACGATTTATATAGTTTAATGTCTACTAACTTGATATACTATTATCAGGTTAAACAAGAATTAGAACTAATCAATCAAGTATTAGTAGGCGTTAAACCAGTTAGATTTAATAGACATATGAATCGTCTATACATAGATATGGACTGGGGAGCAGATGCGAATGTCGGAGATTACATCATTGTAGAGTGTTATCGAATATTAGATCCGGAAACATACAGAGATGTGTATAATGATATGTTCCTTAAAAGATACTGCACAGCATTGATTAAGAGACAATGGGGTTTGAACTTGAAGAAGTTTGTCGGAGTACAACTTCCTGGAGGAGTAACTCTAAATGCAGATCAGATATATCAAGATGCAATAGATGAAATCTTGAAGATTGAAACAGAAATGCAATTAAGATTCGAATTACCAGTAGATATGTTTACAGGATAATTAGTTATTTTTATTAACCCGGTACATAGCAAATGATAACACCGAGTCAATAGAAAGTCAATAGGAATATGGCAACAGTTAATCATTATTTCCAGTCAGGTAGAACAATAGGAAATTCTAACGAGCAGACGCTCTATGAGGATTTGATTATTGAGTCTATGAGAATTTATGGGTTCGAAGCCTATTACCTTCCACGTAAGATCAGCAACCCTGATAAGATTTTGGGCGAAGATCCATATAACAGTTATGAGCATGCGTTTCCAATCGAAATGTATATGGAAAACGTAACAGGTTATGCCGGTGAGGACGAATTAATTACAAAGTTTGGTTTGGATATTCGAGATTCAGCAACCTTTATTGTCGCAAGAAGAAGATGGTTAGAAACCGTAGGCAGCACTAATACTTCTGTTCTATCGACAAGACCCGCTGAAGGTGATATAATTTATATGCCTTTAACCAAATCCTTATTTGAAATACGTAAAGTCGATAGTCAGACTCCGTTTTTTCAGGTAGGCAAATTGTTTGTATACAGAATGAGTTGCGAATTACTACAATATTCTAGTGAAGTTTTTGATACAGGCATAGACGAGATTGATAGTTTGTTTGGACAATTTACACAATCCGCAGATAAATTTGAAATGGTTTTGGAAAACGGAGACACATTGGTGTCAGAGGCAAATGCGCTTACTCCTATAGTTAATGAAGATTATATCATTAATAATGATCCCGGTAATGCGGATAATGATAGTTTTGCTTCAGAAGCAGATAACATATTGGATTTTTCTGAAAGAAATCCTTTTGGAGATGTAGGTAGATAATGTTAGACCAAAGATTTTACTGGGGCACTATTAGAAAAGCAATTGTTGCTTTTGGAAGTATGTTCAATAATATAACTATTGAACGTAAAGACGCCGACGGCAATGTAGTGCAGATACAAAAGGTGCCGTTAGCATACTCTCCTAAACAAAAATTCTTAACTAAAATACGGCAACAACCAAACATCGATACACAAAACGTTCAGATTGTTCTTCCTCGTATGGGGTTTGAGATGATTTCTTTGGATTATGATCCTAATAGAAAAATTGCACCCATACAACAATCGAGAACAATCAATAGTAGTACATCTGCTAATTCTCAGTATGCTCCTACTCCGTACAATATAAGCATCTTACTTTTCATTTATGCAAAGAATCAAGATGACGGTCTACAAATTATAGAACAAATACTTCCATACTTTAATCCAGATTATAATTTAACTATAAAGGCAGTACCCGAGTTAAATATAAGAAATGATATGCCTATTATTTTAAATACAATAGGATTTGAAGATGACTATGAAGGCGATCTAACAACTAGAAGATCTATAATGTGGACATTGAGTTTTACTATTAAACTTAATTTTTATGGCCCTGTTACTAAGGGCAGTATTATTAGAAAAGTTACCGCTACTACATTTAATGATCCTTCTCTGACACAGCAACGACAAATTGCTACAATCCAAACAAATCCTCCGTTAGCAAATACCACGGACACGTTTGGATATTTAGAAAACTTTGAAGACTTTTAAAATGAAAAATATACAAAATCTCAATGATATCTTTGATCTTAATGATGTTCCTGAACCTGGAAATTTACCTTCTATTCCTAAAAACCTAAACAATAATAAAGAAGAAGACCAAGAAGACGATTATCAACTAGCAAGACAAACTATGAGAAAGCTGTTGATGAAGGGTGAAAGTACATTAGATGAATTGATTGAATTATCTAAAAATTCAGAACACCCCAGAACATATGAAGTTGCCGGGCAGTTCATGAAAACAATGTCGGATGTATCTAAGGATTTATTGAACCTACAAAAACAGGTTAAAGATTTAAAAGCAGATGAGCCTCAGCAAAAAATTGGGACTCAAAATAATGTGGTGTTTGCGGGTTCAACCGCAGAACTATTTAAAGCGTTAAAACAAAATAAAGATAACGGTAATATAATTGAGCAATAAACCAACATCATATAACGGCAATCCCAATCTAAAACAGATTGGGACTGTCATATCGTACACCACAGAACAAGTTAAAGAAATTATAAAGTGTACGCAGGATCCAATTTACTTCATTGAAAATTATTGCCAAATTGTTTCTTTGGATAAAGGTTTAGTACCGTTCAAATTATATGATTGTCAAAAAGAAAAAGTACATACTATTCTAAATAATCGTAAAGTGATCCTAATGGAAGGTCGCCAACAGGGCAAGACTATTACATCTGCAGCATGTATTCTATGGTATACTTTATTTCAGGAAAATAAAACAGTTGCTATTCTGGCGAACAAATCTTCAGCCGCTCGAGAGGTTTTATCTCGTTATGAACTGATGTATGAGATGCTTCCTATATGGATGCAACAAGGCGTTAAGACATTTAACAAGGGTGACATTGAATTAGAAAATGGATCCAAAGTATTTACAGCAGCGACAAGCTCTTCGGGTATTCGAGGTAAATCTGTAAATTGGTTATACATTGACGAAGCAGCAATTATTCCAAACAATGTTGCAGAAGATTTCTTTACATCTGTTTACCCAACAATTTCTGCGGGTCAGACAACAAAGATTCTGCTCACATCTACTCCGCTAGGATATAATCATTTCTGGAAATTCTGGAATGAAGCGGAACAGGGATTGAACGGATTTGTTCCTATGTTTATTCCTTATAGCAGAATACCAGGTAGAGATGATAAATGGGCTGAAGAACAAAGAACAATGCTCGGCGAACTTAAGTTCAATCAAGAGGTTTTATGTAACTTCTTAGGGTCTTCCAATACACTTATCAATCCTGATACTATTGGTAAAATGTCGGTTAAACCCTATGTATACAGTAAAGACGGGTTGGATGTATTTGTCGAACCTGAAGAAGACCATGTTTATATGTTAGTTGCTGATACCTCGCGAGGCGTCGGTGGAGATTACTCAGCATTTACGGTTTTAGATATTACAGCATATCCGTATTCCGTAGTTGCAAAGTATAGAAATAACAAGATAAGTCCGTTGTTATTTCCAAACATAATTTATAAAGTTGCAAAAGATTATCACAAAGCATATTGTCTAATAGAGATAAATGACAACGGGCAGCAAGTAGCAGATACTTTGTATATGGATTTAGAATATGAAAACGTATTCTTCGTTGGAAGTAATAGTAAGTCTGGACAGTATCTTTCTGGAGGATTTAGTAATGGTGCTACACTTGGCGTTAGAACCACGAAACAAGTAAAACGATTGGGTTGCACATCATTCAAGAGTTTGGTCGAAGGTACGAAACTACTAATTCACGACCCAGATATTATTAATGAAATATCAACATTTATTGAGGTCCGAGGAACCCATAAAGCAGATGAGGGATACCAAGACGATTTAGTTATGTGTTTAGTCCTATTTTCGTGGGCTACTAACGAATCATTCTTCAAAGACTTAACTGACAGTAATCTCAGAAAAGCTCTATACGAAGATCAAATGAAACAGATTGAAGAAAATCTCACACCGTTTGGTATTGTGGATACAGGAATACCAGAACAATTCCAACCAGAGGTTATGTCAGATGGAATTTGGTTTGCTGCCCATTCAAAATCTCCGAATGAAATTCAAGAGTTACAAAGAAAATGGCTCGAAAATGTCTAAATGCTGATAATTATAAATAAATAGAAAATCATATTATAGAGCTATCTATAAAATTATCAAGGAGAAGAAGATGGCATTTCAGCTTTCACCAGGCGTACAAGTTACCGAAATTGACAACACCGCGGGTGTGCCTTCGGTAGCAACTACCGCAGGGGCATTTTCGGGAGCCTTTCAATGGGGACCGGTCGAAGAAGTTACGACTGTGGATACAGAGAGAAGTCTTGTAGAAAAAT